GTCAAAGATACCAGCTACTGATTATGATGGTATGGACATCAGGAATACAAATGAAATAGCTAAATATATTGCCGAGTTGAAATATCTTGGTTTTGATTCAGAACAGTCAAGACATTTTATAAATGATGAGTTAGAATCAAGAGAACAACTACAAAATTTATATGAGCAATAATCATTTTTTATTAGAAACTCCTGGTGTCATAAATTTTTCAGGCGGTAGAACGTCCGGTTATATGTTGCGAAAGATATTAGATGCTTTTGATAACAAGCTGCCGGATGATTTGCCTGTTGTTTTTGCAAATACAGGTAAAGAAATGCCACAAACACTTGATTTTGTGCACGATTGTTCAACTCATTGGAATGTTCCTATTATATGGGTAGAGTGGGACAATGACGCTGAAAATAAAATTAGAATTGTTGATCATAATTCTGCATCAAGAGAAGGTGAACCTTACGAACAATTGATTGACAGTAAAAGATTTTTACCGAATCCTGTTACACGATACTGCACATCGTATTTAAAAATAAAACCAATGCGCGCGTATTGTATGTTTCATAAAGGGTTTGAACATTGGAATAGTTACATAGGTTTAAGATATGATGAGCCACATAGGGTGGCTAGGTTAGCTAACAGAAATAAAAAAGAACGATGGGAAACTGAAGCACCATTACATGCCGCTAAAATTACAGTGCATGAAGTCTTTGATTTTTGGAAGAATAACGATTTTGATTTGCGCTTACCTAACATTGGTGGTAAAACTCCACAAGGTAATTGCGATCTTTGTTTTCTTAAAGGCGCTAACACAATAAGAAATATTATAAAGTCTGATCCAAAACTAGCAGAGTGGTGGATCAAGCAAGAGACCAAGAATTTAGGTACAGGCAATGACAGAGCTGCATATTTTAGAAAAGACAGACCGAGTTATGCTAAGTTACTTAAAAACACACAAGATCAGATGGAATTGTTTGAGTTTGACTCAGCAACGGACACCTGTTTTTGTCACGATTAACTTTAACGAAAGGACTATTATGGACGCTACTAAATGGAAAAGTGTTGCTGTACGTGCTGGCAATTATTCACTTTTAAAAGGCCTGTGTTTGGAAAAAAAAAGAACACCAGGTTTATTTGTTGAAAAATTAATTGAAGATTATATTAATTTTCAAGCAAAAAAAGAAGAAATGTCTTTGGACAAATATAAACAATCATTATTGAATAAGTTAAATGGTAAATAATACAAGGTGGTCATCTTTTTTAGTTTATAAGGATGGGAACCACAAACGT